TTGTGGTGCGTACGTATGAGGTACCGCTGCAAATCACGATCAGCCTGTTGCTGGATGCCAGCCTGGAGACAAACTCATGACCAGACGTATTTCGGGCATGTCCTTCGACTTCTATATGGATGGCGAGCTGGTACATGCGGAGAAAATTTCGCTCGATATCACCGACAACACAGCAGCAGCGCAGACTCGCGGCGTGCCGGATGGCTGGGTGGATGGCGACGTGTCCGCCGAAGGTGAGCTGGAGCTGGCCACCAAGGCGCTTAAATCGCTTAAAGCGCGCGCACAGTCTGCCGGTTCGTGGCGCGGCATTCCTGAGCTGGATTTTCTTTTCTATGCCAAAGCCGGCAACGAAGAAACCAAAGTGGAGGCATTCGGCTGCAAGCTGCTGCTGAACAATCTTCTGGATCTCGATCCCAAGGGCGGGGCGCTTTCCACGCGAAAAATTAAGTTTCTCGTGACAAGCCCCAAATTTATCAACATTGACGGCATTCCGTACCTGGAAGCGGAAGCCACGGAAAACCTGATTGGGTAAGAGGCAGGGATGCAGGATTACGAAAAGGGATTTATTGCGCTGGCCATCATGGGCGCCATGATTGCGCTGGGAAAAATGCTTAACAGCGGTGAGCCAATCACCGTCCGTTTACTGGCCGGCCGCCTGATTGTTGGCAGTGCGCTGTCACTGCTGGCAGGCGTGGCGCTGTATGTGGTACCGGACATTCATCCGCTGGCGCTGGTTGGCATCGGTTCGGGGCTGGGAATTCTTGGGTTGAACGGCGTGGAAGCCTGGCTGCGCAAGAAGGGTATTGGTGGTTTTCTGAGTAAAGGGGCAGGGAAATGACTCTGAGCGAAAAACAACAGCTTTTCACCGTGATGGTGGCAAATCTGATCCAATGGGCGGAAGAACACGGCTACCGCCTGACGTTTGGTGAAGCGTACCGCACGCCGGAGCAGGCTGCGCTGAATGCGAAAAAAGGCAGCGGTATCACCAACAGCCTGCATACCCAGCGTCTGGCCGTGGACTTCAATCTGTTCATTAATGGCCAGTACCAGACCGACAGCGCCGCATATCTGCCGCTGGGCGAGTACTGGGAGTCGCTTGGCGGGACGTGGGGCGGGCGCTTCAAATCTCGTCCGGACGGCAATCACTTCAGCCTGGAACACAACGGGGTCCGCTGATGGAACATCCTGTGGTGAAAATTATTCTGGTTGTCCTGACGTTCTGTAGCGGCTGGACGGTGGCAGGGTGGCAGCGGGACAGTATTGACCTTGCGATTAGCCAGACCGCCACCGCCACCGGCAAGCAGCTGGCAGACGTGGCCAGTGCGTCGGGGCGAAAGCTGGAGGAGCAGCTGGAGGCTTTAAAAAATGCGCCACCGCGCGAAATTCGTACCGAAGTGGTCAAGCCGGTCTTTACCAATCGTTGCCTGTCTGATGATTTTGTCAGCATGTACAACGAAGCCGCAGCCGGTACCGAGCGTGCGCTTTCAGGAAAACCTGAAAACTAAATGTACCACGCAGCTGCCGCGTCTGGCCGGAACGACAGGGCGTGATGCAGCTGAGTTATTAACCCTTTATCTGGACTTATACGGGCAGTGTGCTGCCCGACATAACCAGCTTATTGATGAAATTAATTTAAGAGAGAGCGTTATTTATGGAAAAGATTAATCTTACTGTTTGTGGTCAGGATATTACCTTTGAACCTAACCAGACGGCTTATAACAAATTCATTAATGAAATGGCGATGGATAATAAAGTCGTGCCGGCGCACAGTTATCTGACGCGTATTGTGGCTGCGGAAAGCAAAGAAGTGCTGGCCGATATTTTAAAACGTCCCGGTGCCGCGCTTCAGCTCGCGGGTAAGGTTAACGAGATTTATGCGCCAGAGCTGGAAATTGAAGTAAAAAACTAACAAGACGAGTCCAGACCATTGAAGGGAATGGACTCGAACAATACCTGATATTGCGCCGTTATTATCTCCCGCATGGGGAAGATACCGTGGATGATATTTCCGCTGCCATATGGCTGGATAATCGCCACTGGGAGAATATGCGCGTTGCGGTGGCTAACGGAATTAGCACGGCATTTAAAGGCACGGAATGAAACAATTAGATTTTACATTAAGCCTGATAGATAAACTGACCCGCCCGTTAAAACAGGCTCAGGCCAGCGTATCCGGCTTTGCGGAAAAATCAAAAAATGCCTTTAAGCAGATTGGTGCCGGCTCTCTGGCCATGTGGGGCGTAGCTCAGGCCATTCAGGGGGCATTGTCGCCGGCGATTGAGATGTATGACGCGCTGAACGATGCCGCCGCTAAAGGGATTGATGATACATCGCTGAAGACCGTGCAGCGTGATGCGCTGCGCTTCAGCATGACCTACGGTGCCAGCGCGGTGGAGTTCGTGAAGTCAACGGAAGACATTAACGCCTCTATCGCCGGCCTGACCACTGCCGAGCTGCCGAAGGTGACGAAAGTCGCCAATACGCTGGCGTTTGCCATGAAATCCACCGCCGCCGAAACCTCGGAGTTTATGGGGCAGATGTTCGGCAACTTTTCCGCTGACGCGGCGAGGCTGGGTAAAGTCACGTTTGCCGAACAGCTGGCGGGCAAGATGGTTTACATGCGCAAAACCTTCGGTACCGAGATGGGGACCATCAAAGACCTGATGGAGGGCGCGCGCGGCGTCGGGACGAACTACGGCGTAGGGATGGACGAACAGCTGGCGGTGCTGGGGCAGCTGCAACGAACGCTCGGAACGGAGGCCAGCAGTGCCTACGAGGGCTTTATGACCGGCGCGATTGATGGCGCTAAAAAGCTCGGGCTGTCGTTTACCGATGTGAACGGCAAAATGCTGTCCATGCCTGACATGCTGACGAAGCTACAGAACAAGTACGGTAAAAGCCTGGACGGCAACCTGAAAGCGCAGGCGGAACTGGATGCGGCGTTTGGTGACAGTTCAGCAGTAGTGAAACAGCTTTATGGCAATGTTGCGTTACTTCAACGCAATATCACCGAGCTGGGCGGGGCTGACGGACTGAAGCGCACGCAGGAAATGGCGCAAAAGATGGTCAAACCGTGGGATCGCTTCGTGCAAATCCTGAAAGCTATCCAGACGGTGATTGGGCTGACGTTAATCCCCGTTCTGTATCCGGTGCTGAACCGCCTGGCCGATATGGGGCAGACCTTTGCCCGCTGGATGCAGATGTTCCCCAACATCGCGCGCGTTATCGGGTATGCCACGCTGGCATTACTGGGTTTTGCTGCCGTGGGGGCGGGCGCCAATATTGTGATGGGTGTCTCTAAATTCATCATCATGGGGTTGACCGGTGTATGGCGTTTGCTGGTTGCGGTCGTGAAGTCATACACCGTGCTTGTCTGGCTGGCGCAGAAAGCCGTTTTAGCCTGGAATATCGTCCTTAAAACCCTGCGCGGCGTGCTGCTGGCGGTGCGTATGGCTGCGATGCTGGCCGGTATCAGTATTAACCTGATGAGCTGGCCGGTGCTTCTGGTCATCGCAGCGATTGCGGCGCTGGTCGTGGGCTGTTACCTGCTGGTTAAGCACTGGGATGCCATTAAAGCCGCCGTCATGGACAGCGCCGCCTTTAAGGCTGCGGCTGATGTGGTGAAGTGGCTGGCGGGTGTGTTCGACTCCGCATGGGATTCGATCGTCGCCGGCTGGAACAGCTTCATTGCGCTGCTCACCGGCTTTTCTCCGTCAAAGGCATTAAGCGGCATGGCCAGCGGCATCGTGTCGCTGTTTGACAATATCTGGCAGACCATCAAAGGCGGGTTCCTGAAGTCCTGGAACTGGATTGTCGGCAAGCTGAACAAAATCCCCGGCGTGGATATCAAGCTGTCTCCTGTTGTTAATCCCGTAAATCCTGAAGTTGCGGGCGGAGTTATGCCGCCCGTTATGCAGAATAATTACGCCGGCAATATTCAGCAGTCGCTGACAGCCAATACGCTTTCAACCGGGGGACAACTAAAAGGCGTCGACCGGGGCGGAATCAGCAGCACTATCAGTAAAAATTCAAAAGCCGTAACGGACAACAGCAAGACGATTGGTGAGGTGCA